ATGCGCTGACCGCCGATCTCGAGCTCCACGTACTCGATAAGGGCGTGGCCTAGAGAGTTGACCACGTCGACCTGCTTGCTCATCTCGACCTCGAGCCACATGTTGGTGACGAGATCACCGTTGCGGCTGATGGTGCAGGTCACACGGTTGCCGAGGGCGGCGGTGCCGTTGAAGGTCTGCTCGATGGACTCCATAGCGAAGTTGGTGTGGCGACGGTACACCACCTTGAAGAAAGAGATCTCGGGTTTTCCCGTAAGAAAGACGTCTTGCGCGCCGTAAGCAACCAGTTGCATAAGTCCTCCTCCCATTTTGATGTGTTATGTGTGTTAATAATAATAAAGGATAGAAAAAAATTATAACGAAACGAGTTAAATTTGCACTATTTTTATTACATTCAATATTGTAAGGGAAGTTCAACGTTAACGGATGAATTTGCAAATAAAAAAGTTCAACCCTAATACGATGCGAGACAACTCGGTCGTGGTGTACATTGCTAAACGGATGAGCGGAAAGTCGACGTGCGTGAAGGACATAATGAATCACAAGAAACATTTACCTGCGGGGGTGGTCATGTCGGGGACGGAGGAGGGTAACTGTTTCTACCAGGAGTTCGTCCCCGACTTGTTCATATACAACGAATTTCGGGTGGACGTCATCGAGAAGGTTGTCGCGCGACAGCGCGCCTTGATCAAGCAAGGGGAGAAAAACACCCCCGTGTTCATCATACTCGACGATTGCATGTACGATAAAAAGTTTCTACGGGAAAAAATCATGCGCCAAATTTTCTACAATGGCCGACATTGGAATGTGTTTTTCATGTTGACCATGCAATATTGCATGGATCTCACACCCGATTTACGATCGAACATCGATTACATCTTCGTTTTTAGAGAGAATATCCTACAAAATAGAGAAAAAATATACAAAAACTTTTTTGGGATTTTCCCTACATTCGAAATGTTTAATCAAGTGATGGATGCGTGTACGGAAAATTACGAATGCATCGTGCTCGACAACACCATCAAAAGCAACAAGATAGAGGACGTGGTATTTTGGTACAAGGCGCGTTTGTTCGACCCGAATAAGTCGTTTCGCGTCGGACACCCCAAGTTCTGGAGCGTACACAAACGCTTGTACGACCCTAAACACGATGATCGCGAAATCGAGGACATTCAGAACCAATATCGAAAAATGAATCCCAAAAAGAAATCGTACATTACGGTGAACAAACAATCCTAAAGGGTTTCGATTTCGGCAAGAGGTTCTTCCACCACCACCGGCTGCGGCTGGGCAAAGGCTTGCATCTTCTGCTCCTCAAAGTGTTGTTGCACGAGAACCTGCTGCTCCTTATGACCCTGGATAATATCGTTGAGCACCTTCTCCTGATACACCTTATCCTCTATGAGGTCGGTGTCCGGCGGTATGGGCAGCCACTTGTACATGTCCACTAGAAAAACATCGAAGGTGCTGTCCATCTTGGACAGCTTGTCCGCGTGGCGTCGGCCCTCCTCCTCCGTCGCAAACACCCCTCTAATCTTTAGGGCGCACGTGGTGTGTTTCTGCTTGGATTGAGGCGACACAACCGATATCAGTGCGAACCGCTGACTGGGAATTTGGATAGCGTCCTCCTCCAAATGGTCAAATTCGTTGTTGTAATTCATTAACGAAATAAACCACTTTCTTTTTAATACGATTTTTAAACACTTTTGTAAAACGTCCATTCGGTTATCCGACAGATGTCCTTCCAGATACAATCCTGTTGGTACAGCTTCTCGCGGCTTTTTAACAGCGGAAACAAACTCATCATCTCGGCTTCACCCAACAGCTCACAAAATTTGTAAAGCACGTAGTTGTAACTAAAAAAGTTTTTACGATTGGCGGGACACACCAGCTCGAACGGTTCCTGGATGTCCATGAACATGTTGATCAGCGTCTCGTACAACTCGCTCGAAATGGACGGGGGTGGTTTGCCGTTCAACAGATTGGTGATTTGACGGGTGTGTTCATAGTACTTGTTCAGATTCAGTTTTTTCAGGTAATACTTAACCTTGATTTCCGTGATTTCGGAAACGTTTTGAATGCGCGCCTTTTTGAACTCCGCGTGCACCTTGTCTATAACGTCGCTCGGAATCTCGGAACGCTCCTTCGCTTGTAACTGGGCCAACAACTCTCGAAGATGGTTGATGCGCTTGTACGCAAAATGAACGCTCGTGTCGGTGTTTAGTTCTTGTTCGTACGTTAGTCCGGACATGCTCGGTTCGAAGTAGTGGTCGTAGTTTCCGCAGTTGGAGCACACCACGTACGATTCATTCATGGACAACCTCATGGGCACGTCGCAATCCGCGCAACGCACACCGTCCGTGTTTATGGAGGGTTGCATCACCGGTTTGTACACGTAGTTTCCCTCGACGATGTTCATGTAGGAATTCAATAGTTGACCTCGCTTGTTTTTAGCCTTTTTTTCCACAAAGTCGCAGATAGTTCCCTCTCCGGTTTTGTTTGTATTGGAAATCTTGGAAAACTCGTCGTCCGGTTGGAAGGATTTGTTGTGATTGCTCAACACGCTCGATATTTTGAGCAAATATTCGCTGGACGTTGTGTGTGTTAGAACGTTAATCTCCTCCCTTAACTTGTGAATCTCGTCGTCGATTCGCAAGGACGTAAAAATATCAGCACTAGTCACTTTTTGTTTTTCCTTTTCGTATTTTTTAATCTTCGACTGCAATTGTTGAATATCCTTTTCGTTATTCGACAATTGTAAGATTTTCTGTTGGTGAATATGATCTATCGACATTAAAGTATAGTAAGTTTTACAATTTTAAATTATTTTAAGGAAATAACAAACTTTAGGATACAAATGAAGGCGTTTTCAAGTTGGTTCGAGACACCGTTCGCACACACGTTCGCTATGTACCTTATGTACTACTATTCTTGCTTGACAGCCTTTTACGAGGACCTTTTCAACCGCCTTACCATGAAGTTACCACCTCTGATGGTTTACAAGGTGATGCGAGTAACGGACGACGACGGATACGAAGAATGCACCGATTTGTACTTCAAAGGACTGCCGCTCAAGGCGCACTCCGATCAACGAATCGAGCACCGTGTGACTTGGAACGGGTCGAAGTACCGGGTGGTTAATGAGTGCCCGCGCTACGACATGTTTTTGCGACGCGAAACCAAAAGAATCCTAATGGCGGTGCTTTACAATCCGGTCGAGAACGTAGAAGAGAACGTGATTCAGCGGGTCGTCAAGTTTGCGGGCCCTAGTCATGATTTTTTCGACAGCGACCTTCGCATGCGTTGGTTGTTCGAGTCGGACGACGTGCTGGACGAAACCGTGTTGGTGTTGTTGCTGTCTAACGGGGCGATCCTCAAGTTTGCACCGGATGAGGTGATCACGCTCAAGTCCGAGTGAACCCTTCGAAACCGCGCGCCCTGTGACAGGCGCGCGCCAAATACACTACTCATGCGCATCAACAAGTAGAGTTCAATAGAGTTGCAATCAACACATTCGAAGTGTAATGAATTTAAGGGTTTTGTTTATATATATATTGTATAATAAGCGACACACCCCCACTCTATGTCACTTATTTATTTGTACATATGTTTTCATAGCCTGATAGTGAACAAGGTAATCGGACAAGGTAATCAGACATTGTACGACACGATCGACCTTTTCGGAGACGAATCGATCTGTTACGCGTACATTCTACACACGCTAATGTTCAGCATGTTGATAATAATGGCTCAGTTTATGTTTAACGAGCCCACACCGACGACCAATACCGTATACGTAATACCCTATATCGTAGTGTATCACAATGTGTACAATTTGTTAACTTTTTATTCAAAAATACCGACCACTTATCTCCAATTGAGCATCAGCGGAATGTGGTTGTTCACCTCGCCTTACATACTCTACATTTTCACCAAAACCTATCATACTAATGGATTGGTACCGAATATGCATATTTACAGCGACGTGTGCATGCACGCCATCAACTTCATGCGCAACGTCTACAAAGCGCTATCTCTTCACCACACGTTCTACGTGCCTCGATTCGCCTTTGAGATCGTTATGTATGCGTTGTATGCAACGACGCTTTACAACGTCTACAAATGCGAAACGGTCTACAAGTATTACATCATCTACACATGGCTCATTATCGGGGTGAACGAGACTCTCTACATATTCGACATGATTACGCCAAGGACTTACATTATGTACACCATGATCAACGACGTCTATGCCAAATGTGTATTGTTCGGCTTTCATATGTACAAACACGTGTCCGTTAACTTGATGGCGAGCGCGATGACGCTCAA